GGCTGTAAAGACGCCGCCACCTATCCGCTACGTCTGCGATTCTATCTTGCTCGGTCATTGTTCAGTGTCTTCTTGAGTAGGGTTGGCAGGAAGTGGGACAATCAGCATGTCTTCAGGTTTTGATCCCTGGGTGAGAGCTGCCTCGAACCAAGCAGGTTTACGTCCACGACCACTCCAGGTTTGCTTAGGGTCATGGAGACATCTGTACTTTGGTTCGGCTTTGGATTTTGGCTTCTGGTTCCTGGATCGGGAATCAGAGGAGTTCCCGGAATAGATCTGAACAAGCTCATCCAGACTATAGCCGTACTTGGCGGCAATCTTCTCTGCCGCATCGAGAGCAGTTTTCTTATCTTCTTGATCTCGAAGGAATATTTGAGTGATCACATCTTGTTTGAGGTCAAGGAGGTCTTGCTTGCTCAAGCCGAAGAGGTCAACTTTCATGATATATCTCGATTGTGTTGGGTTGTTGGGCATTCCTGTATGGAGGATACGGAAGGAAATTACAACAAGGTTGAAGGCTCTGGCATCAGGGGAGGGACTTTTGCCAGAGCCTTGATCAGCAGTTCAGTCAGGGAGGTTTGTCCTTCTGCTTGTCTTGTTCCTGTTTTCGTTTTTTGTGATCCCGGTCCTCATTGATGATCTGGATCACCCCGTAAGCAACGAAAATGGAGATGGCGAGAGGGATGACGATTACTGTGAAGAATACACCGACTGTAGCCCCCACAGTGAACAGTATCGAGATGACCACAAAGATGGCCATCCCGATGACTATTGCCAGTACGAGATCCAAGACAGATTACTTCTTGAAGTTGAAGATGGACTTCGGTTTCTGAGCAACCGGGGGTGTTGGCTGCTCTTCTGCTTCTTCTTCCTCTGTGTCTTGATATTCATCAATCAGGGTTTCGAGGATCTCGTCGTCATCCTCATCCTGCTCTTCTTCTTCTGTCTCCTGGGAACCAGCGAAGGGATTGGCTGTGCTGGCCACTGGCTTGGGTGCTTCGGTCTTGACGGGTGGCAGGGGCTTCTCACCGAAGATGGACGTGACAGCGGCTTTTTTGGGGGTCTCCTGAGCAGGATCCTTGCGCTCTTCCCCGGTGGAGATGTTGGAGACCGGAGCAGGGGTTTCGGCTTGCCTCTTCACCACGGGATCGGGAGATGTGGTGTCAACGGGTTCGTCAGTGTTTGTCGTGACGATACAGCTGCACGATCCCTTGGAGTATGACATGTCAACAGATATGTTTGCCATCATGCTGAAGGAACAGTTTTGTCGGATATAGGTTTCGATGGCACTGGTAATATCGTTACTGTCTAGCAGGATTTTCATTTGTTTAGGCTCCGAGGTTTGAGGTTGAGTAGTCAGATCTTCGATCAGGACTTCAACCCTGGGATTTTGTTTGTCTACATTTCCGAATTTGTAGATGATCTCGGGTAAATGCAGGTAGTTATCATCTGGAAGTTTGCCGAACTCTACAAGAGCATCCGAGAAGAACTTATCAACGACCGAACATACATTGGCAGCATCGAAGAGCCGTTTGGTTTTTGGGTAGGCGATATAAGTCAGGCGGATACGATTGTAGAGAGGGAGTTTGGTAACAGTAGATTTGACCATTTCCTTGAAGACAATCTTGGCTCTGTTCAATGTAAGAAAGTGAACATTGCGGTACTGATTGAGATTCAGGGAAAAATTCTTCTTGCGAGAGACCCTGACGGTCATGGGAAGACTGATGAGCATCGGGGATCTCTCATGAATGAATACAAGAGATCCCCTATATCATAACAAATCAGGAAAAAAGACTTGTCTTGGTTCTTGATGCGGCATTGGAGTTTGCAGGCGATCCGGTCTTACCTTCTCCACCCTTTGCCCTGTTACGGGTCTTGCCGGTATTCTTGGCATCCCATTGCGAATAGAACAGGGCGTCTTCCAGACCAGCACGGACTTCCGAAGTCGTCCGTTTGGAGTCTGTATGGAATGCCTTGTCGATCACGTTCTCTTCCCTGGTCTCTCCCCCAGGTTTGTAGGAACCATCAGCCTGTTTGACGTTCTTGTCCACGATCTGCTTGAGGATGGCGAGGGTGATCGGTTTTCCAATCAGATCAACCAGAGTAGGGACAGACTTGGGAACTTCTGCCTTCTGATCGAAATCATAGATGTTGAAGACTTTTTCTTCCATGTCCTGATCGGTGAGACCCTGGCCGGTGGACATCAGACAGATGCTGTCAACCATCAGGAATCCGGGAAGCAGATGCTTCTTGGTTGCATCCTTCTTGTCAACATAGAAGTTTTCGTTGGTACGGTTCGTGACCCAGATGGTTTCACGGTAATCGAAGGTGCTGCCGGAAGGCAGGGTCAACTGAGCATTGATCGTTACGCTCATGGCCTGGGAATTCTGGGCCTTGCCTGCGTAAGCGGCCTTAATGATACCATCGTAGATACCAGATTCAAGGACTCCACCCGAGCCAAGACGGTCTTGTTCACCGGACATACCTTCAGTGGATTGGTTTCCAAAAATATTGTTCATTTCAAGATCTTTCTCTTATTTGGTTCAGGAGTAGTAATTGTTGAGGTGATCCAGCAAAAGCTGGGCGTCGTTGTCCATGTAGGTCTGGGGTACCGTGAACATGTTGAGGGGGCTTCGGATGCGATCTCCAACCGTAGCCTTGGTAAGTTGAGTTTGAAATACATGTTTGAATCCGAGAGTCTCATCACGCTCAGAAATATTGATGAGATCGGATCCGTAGGCTTTGACATCCTTGAGAGGAAGTTTCTTGGTAGATACAACGGTCGAGAAGTAGGCTTCCAGACCGTTGGCTTTGAGTGCCCCCTTGACGGGAACGCTGACAGTGTACTCGTTTATGGAGGTGTTGAGTTCACTCTTGGTATGGGCAAGAAAGAGAACCTGCTTGTTGCTGGGTGCAACATAGAGCTGCATCAGATTCTTGAAATACTGCTGATAATCCCCCCAGGCTTTTTGCTTGTCAGCTAGAGGAATGATGTAATTGGACTCATACATATCCATAAGGAAGGTAAGGGTATCAATCACGATGACATCGAAATCAGGATTCCCGTTGGCATGGGTAAAGGCTTCATAGACCTGAAGCGGATCGGTGATCACATAGGTCTTGAACTTGTTCCTGAAGGGAAGTCTCTTGCCGGATTCACAGTTGAGGTACATTACCTTTTCAGAGTTCCGCAGGTTCATGAGACTGAGGGATTTACCAGTTCCTGATTCTCCCGAGATGAGAACCAGCTGGTCATTTACAAATTGTGTCATTCAATAAAGCCTTATTGTTGAAGGGTATCAGGGTATCTTCTTGGCGACTGTCTGAAGGATGGTGCTGTGGATTTCAGACAGAGGGAGTGAATTGCTCAACTTGGCATTGAAGGCCAAGACAAGGGTTTCGACTTCGGGATAGGAATATCCCGAATCCACGAGAGCCAAGGCATACTTGATCATGAGGTTGTTACGGTTTCCGGTTGCCATGCGTTGTGCAAACCAGCGTTCCAGATTGTCGAGGGACGCAAGCTCTTCGGTAGAAATCTTGTGATTTTCGTTCTTGGAAGTCTTTGGAACGAACTTGAGACAGTCAACGAGTTCGAGACCTGTGTTGTAATGGTAGGTTCCCTTGTCAAAGGTTTCCCACTTCCTTGATCTCTGGTTTGCAGCCTCATCGGAAGAAAAGGGAAGCCATTGGCAGAAGGAGTTCATGAATTCCCTGTAGTCTTCCTGATCCAGTTTCAGGGTATAGTTGATGGGGAGGATGAGCCTGAAACGGTTTTCATCAGCCGTATGGCGTTTGGTCGTGTAGGTCATGAACGTATAATTGCTCATGAGATTGTGGACGGTACTGAGAGCAACGCCTCCATCCACGTCAATCACCACGGTATTGAATCCCGGAATCACATTCTCTTCGGTCCTGTGATTGTTCTTGAATTCGTGGTTAGCCCAATGAAGTCCTTTATGTTGGGTCAGAAGGTGAAGCTTGTCGAATGGAACACCTTCAGAGTTGTAGT